TAAATAAAGATGTGGCACTATATTGACCGTCAGCATATCTATATCTATATCCAAAACATAAAAACCTGGTTTCCATATAGTTCTCTTGCCCTACTAAACGATAAAGCTCTACTTCAGGTGAGCCTAAAGGCATGTATTGACTTGATGCTGTGTCAAAATCTTCGTACCCCGGAGGTTTTACAATAACACTTACATCTTCTTCTTCAAATATATTGTCAATTCCAGCTACAGGATAATCATAATCAGACGTTACATTTATAACTCGAGGAGGGTTTAAATCATCTGTCCAAAATAAAAGATTATCTATCTTATTAACCCCTGTTATAAGGTATTTAAAATCAAACTGTAAAACTTAAGTACTAATACAATGATAAACTAAGGACCCTGTATTAGTATTGTACGAGACTACTAAATCTACAACTCCCGTTACAACAGAGTTTGGGTTGTTTTCATTATGAACAAACCAATAAATAGTTTCATTTATTCCATCTTCATAAGCCCCAATACACCTAACATCCCCTTGTAAGGGTTGATTATTATATTCTAAGGTTGTTAAAATTGTGTTTCCTCTTGAGTTTTCTACTGCTCCAATTTCTGTGTTTTCAGTAGACCCTAAACGAACATTTAACGCGTCTATATATTCTCCAGGCGGAACAAGTCTTTCGTCAATAGACTTATTCATTTTACCCGCTACAAAATTAGTTGATGTTAGTTTTGACCCCATATTATTTTAACCATTTATCCTGGCCCCTTAAATTTTGTAAGAGTCGTCCAGGGTGTATATTACTTAATCTTAATTTTGCATTACGAAGCAAAGAAGATTTATCTTTCCTTGCTCGATTAATTACATATTCTTGAACCCCGTATCTACCATTCAAAATAGCAAATTTAATATATGCGTATAAAAATTCTTCAAATAATTTATTTACACTTACACTGGAGTCATCGCCATTCTCCATGCCGTCTGATACATATTCTAATACTACCATTTTACCAGACATAACTGAATTAAAATTAATGACTCCTCCTTTCTTGTTTATACTAAAGGTAGGGTTTATGTTTGCGGTTTCAGTATTTAATCCAAATCTATCCCCTATTTGATAATCAAAATACCAACAACCATCTATACACCATCCTTCTTGACCATTATAAGGGCCTTGTCCTAAATACATATTTTTTTGAGTACCATCTATTCTTTGTTTGTCCCAAAAAGATTTATCAGGCTTTAATACATTACCGTCAATATCAAATAATACCCTGCAATCATTATCTTGCAAATAAGCTCCACTCCAATTAGTCTGAATGTTTTCAGTTAAAGGGTATAACATACCGTCTTTTTCCCAAGATATCCTTACCCAGTTTACATAATCAGGAGGCAAAATAAATCTTAACTGATCGCAAATAGTTAATTCTAATATTTTAATTTCCTTCATTGCATCGTAATTCAATTCTTGAATACCTCTTTTTGCGTGAAATAAAACTTGATATCTATTTATATTATTAATAATTTCATTGTTACCTTGAAACATTAACATAAAATTATTTACAATATCTTCTAAAGAAACATATTGATAAGACCCCCAATTAGCATCTGAAGGACTATTAAAGGGTGGTCCAATATTATTTTCGTAATAAACGTAATCTGTAATATATGCCATAATTAACTGCTTTCTTGTATTTCGTTAGTTTCTTCTGTTTTCCCAAAATTATACACATCTGCTTCTCTAATCTCTATTCCTACATATTGACATATTTTAGCGATTAATGTTGGCTCGTCTGAATCTGGTAATTCAAACTCCTGAAAGTCTGCCTGTGTAGGATCAAACTGAGGCTCTCCTAATGCTAAATTTTGCCACGTCCATCTTGGAGTTAAAGGATAACGAACGTATTGTGTTCTAATAGCTGCTCTTTGTCTTATACTCGTAGGATATACGGTTATATTATTTCCGTCCAAAACATAAGCTGGAAAACTTGTAGTTGGAGCAGCTAACATGGAGTTGGTTAAATAAAATATTTTACTTTGAGTAACTCTTTCTACTTCTTTTATTCTGGTGTTATTATAAATAACATAATTTTCCCCTACAACTCCAAATATATCGGCACTTAAAGTTATCGTTGTTCCACTAAGTACTCCTGTTATAAAAGCTTCTTGTAAAGTAGTAGTATTTACTACAATACTACCTATAGGAGGCGTAGGAGCTGAAGCGGGAATAGTAGTCCATCCAACGGCCGCCCCGTCTACCAATTGATTAGCAACAACTGCTGTCGCTGTTCCAGTAAACAAAGGGTCGGAATAGTAATATAATTTATTTATTAAATAATAATCATTAGGTAATGAAAAAATATTTTGATTTACTTGAGGTAAAAAGAGCTGTACAGAAAAAGTATCCATAACCTCTTCCAAGCCTTTTATTATATCCGCATAACCTGTTCCAGACATTCTGGAATTTTGTTTATTAATCCAACTATTATACGCATAAAAATAATCTTCAAACATATCTAACTGCGCTTGTTTAGCGTAAAGATTAAAATCTTGAGGAGATATATATCCGTAATTATTTTTATTAGCAATAGCTAATACTGTATTTCTAACTTCATTTATAGATGCCGCCATTCTTTATAAAGATTTTTACAAAGATAATAAAAAAAAAGAGGTCTACTTTTTTTGTAAACCTCTCTTTTAAATGTAAATTAATACTCTATGACCAAGTAAATGATGCTGCCCATTGAATACCTTGTGTACCGCTTGATACTGTTAAAGGCATTGTATCAGAATTAACTTGCCATTGAGACTTCATAATTTCTAACGCTTCTTCTTTAAATTTAATAAAATAAGCGTCATCAGTTACTGTGTCTCCCATAGCAATAGCTAATTTTTGACTTGTAGCTCCTCTTTTATAATGAACTGTTACTTCTCCGTCCGCAGCATTTCCTCTGATTTCAGTTGCGTTATCTAAACGAACCTTTTTAGCTCCGTGCTCTCCTTTATCACTTAGAATAAAGAAATCGTCACCAACAAGAATCCCGAAGTTAGTTCCCGCTAAAACAATAGTTTCATCATCTGTAATTGAAGCTACAGTATAATTAAGATTAGTAGTTACATTACAAACCACATCTCCTACTGAAACATTTTCGGTAAATTTACCTCCTGATAACACGCATTTAGAAACATCAGCCGCTGCTATAATTGAATAAACAGTACCACTTGCTGATAAACCTTCTGCACTTATAGGTGAGGCCCCTGGTCCAGAAATACTCAAAACAGTATCACTATCTACCGCGGTTACTAAAGCCCAGCTTCTTACAGGGTAACCTGCAATACCTGTAGTAATAACTGCATAGTCTCCAACATTAACTGTAGTTAAAAAGTTTTGGCCCGCTTCAGTTAGTTTTCCTGTTGTAGCTGCACTTGTTGTACCTGAATCCACAGCAGCTGCATTTGTTGCTGTAGAGCCTGGGTACATTTGTACCGGTAAATTAATATATCTATACATCTTACTTAGGCTACAGCTATTGCTGAAACCGCTTTAGCAGGAACGTATGCAAATGCAACATCCGTCCAAGAAGTTTTTAAAGCTTCCTCCATAGCGTTTTGTACCGAGTCTCTCATTTCTAAAGTTGTAGATACCGCAGCATGAGTTAATGTTACTGTATTACCGCTATTGTAAAAAAGAGTAGTACATGTTGTTGGGTTAGATCCTGTTCCTCCTGCATCTCCGATTTGCACAGAAATTACATCAGAACAACTCACTAACATTGGTGTTTCTCCTGTAACAGGAGTGTCTAAAAATTTGTCCATAATTAATAATTTTAATGGGTTAATAAAGTGCAAAGATAAACAATATTATTTATATTACTTATTTAGCGACATTGGTTGTTACATCACCGACAATTAATGTAGATAATGTGAACTTCTGGTCACTTGCTAAAGCATCCAGTATCTCTCTCTTAAATATTATTTTCGCATCATTGAAAGAGCTACCAACAGGAGTCCATGTCGTGGTAATTGTTGTAGCTCTCTTTCCGCTTTTAGTCCGGTCATTATATATTATGGTTATCTCCGACAATCCATTGGAGATTTTCATTGATAAAATATTAGTTATCGGAATCAATATGAATCCTGCCGCGGGATCACCAGGTTTTAATTTTTTATAGATTTTTAAGTATTTTTCCATCCTACAAAGATATAAAAAAAAAGCACCTGTTTAAGGTGCTCTCTTTATTACTCTTCCATAGACTTGGTTTTCTTTTTAGCCTTGGGTTTATTGTCTCCTTTTAACATACGATTAAGTAGTTTATAAGTTTCAATACCTTCATCGGTTTGCATATAAGACGCTGCAATATCTTGAGGATCTTCTCCAAACGGAACTGTTAATAATTTAGTTTTGTTTGTAGGAAGGTTAAAATAAATATCTCTATTTTTATTCTTAACCAATAATAAGCTTGCTCCAAAAAATTTAGCTACATCATCATATACTTGAAGTGACGGATCATTAAGCATATCAATAAACTCTACAGGATTATTTCGTGAAAACACCAACATGTCTCTACGAAGTTCAGCTGTGCTTTTTCTGTCTGATCCAGCTCCAAATAAAACTCTGGATAAACTTTCTAAAGTAGAAAGGTCTAATTCTTTTGCTAAAACTTGAGCATCTAAAATTAATTCTTCTACTTCTAATTCTTCAGCGGCATCGACTTCTTTATTCACCTCCTCAAACGTTTGCCCGTTTTGTGGGTGATAATATAAAAATTCTTGCAACACTTGATTTCCTCTATCTACATTTAAAAACCCATCTTCAAAAACAATAGGTTCTAAAATAGCATTACCATCTTGCTCGTCTTCAAACGGGCTTTTCTGGTTTCTCGCATAACGTAAAGCTCGGTTAGATCCTAACTCTTCGTCAAAATAAAGTAATGGGGTTCTTTTGTTGTTATGAGACGCCAACATAAAAGCTAATGGCGCTACATCTGTTTTTAGCCTGTACTGCTTAGCAACAGGTGTTCCTTTTTTTCTTTTTTTCATTTTATTATAATTTAATTAAAGTTAAAAAAAAGGGGAGGAGTTACCCTCCCCTCAATTAATTGTGCTTATTAATCTCTAAATAAGAAGAAGTTGTTTGCACCTAAAGTACATACAGCTCTTTCAGATAAGAAGTTAACTTGCATCTTGTCTATATCAGACGTTCTTGCTCCACCAGCAGAACCAGTGATCCAAGTTTTGTAACGTCTGTCTTCAGTTTCAGAAGCTCTATATCTAACATGTAAGAATGGTCTCTTAGCGTTCTTACCTAAGATTTGGTCATAAACTGTAGTAGAACCAGCTGGAACCATAAGTCCATTGATTGCACCACCAGTTAAACCACCTCTCATAGTAGGATCGTTTAAGTATTTCCAGTCTTGCTTATAGAAGTCGTAACCTCTACGGAATCCTGTAAATCCTAAGTTTAGAGCCATTTCCTCATCATTGTCAAATAAACCATATGAAGTACCACCAGCTCCGTAAGAGTTTTGTGCCGCTAACATATCGTCAATATCAAATGAGAAATCTCTGTTTACAAAAAGAACATTTTCTTCAATAGACCCTTGCTTATCTAATCTTTGGATTACTGAGTCGAAACCTGCAAGAGCAACTGGGTTACCACCACTCCATACATTTCCTCTTGTGTTTACTACATAGAAAACTCCTTCAGAACCTTTGTTACCTTCTGGACCTGTAGTACCTGCTGCTCCAGAACCAGCTTCTGCCGGAACCGCTTCAACCATTGCAGTTTCTAAATAGTCTTCAAAACGAAGTCTTGTTTCGTGCTCAGACTTCAAGTACCATAGGTATCCTGAACCTCCGTTCTCAGTAGTAATTTCTACCCATCCAATTTGAGCCATATCTGAACCGCTTACCTCGTAAGTGTCTTTGATTATGATTGGAGAGTTTTCGAATATAAAGTCTTGAGACTCTAAAGATCCAGTCATTCCTGCTTGACCTTTTTTAAACTCAGACCCGTAAATAAATATACTACAATTCACACCTGCTGCTACTGCTTGACCAGCCGCTTCATAATAAGCTACAGTTATTGTAAATGGTGCTCCTGTAGAAACAGCTGTTACAATAGCTTTATTACTTAAAGTTGAACCTGCAGTTTCGTCAGAAATCATTACAGTTTGACCTACTCTGATTGCTGCATAACCATTTGCTGGTGCAGATGATGCTGGTGGAGAAGCTGGGTTAACTTGCGCTGTTGGAATAGTCCAAGTCGCTACGTTAGCCG